CTATTTAACCCCGTTTAACCCCTATAACGTACTTAAATATATATATTTCTACTACATATATATATAAATGTTACCTTTATATATAATAAGTACTATAAATATAGATAAATACTAGGTTTGTTAGGGTAACATTCTAGGTAACATTCGGGTAACATTCTGGTAACATAGTAACATTCTCAGGTAACATTCTTTTTGAGAATATGGGGGTATTTTCAGGAATGTTACCTTCGAAAATTACATCAATCCGGGTATAATTGAGAATCCTCTTTGGGCTCCATAAGGCCCAAATTTTTTCATCGAATCAAACCTCATTAAGAATGGAATGTTGTCTAAAATTTGATTAAGCTCACGGCTATCCGACTTTTTCATCCAAGATAATGGGCGTCCAAAACATTCAACCCATACTTCTGCAGCGCATACCCTGCCACGGAATACTAGCACCTGTCCAGGTACCGCATGTGTGCCGGACATAAACATATCGCGTGCTTTAGGAGACATCGTGCTCCAGTTTTCAGGTACTTTCTGTTTCAAGAACTCAGCTACCACACCGGCTTTAGCATTTCCTTCCATATGGCTTTCACGTGCTAAATTTGCAAGGCGAAGCACTTCCTCATTATCTTCAATGATTAAGCTTTCCCCTTGACGGTATCTAGCTTTGGCCTCCGCCCACAGCTGATCCACTTCACCAGGTAAATTCTTAAATACGTTTTTCGTTGGTTTCTTTAAACCAAGTTGTATTGGCCAGAATCTGCGGTTGCCTGTGATGTCCTTTAAGAACTCATGTTGGTTAGTAGAACCAAAGAACACGCATTGGCGTGGATATTCTTCAGTACGACGACCATACGCCTTACGGAATACGTCGACCTGGCGTGATAAGAATTGTTTCGACGCATTATCTTCCGATTTAGAGTATCCGGTCATTTCACCGCCTTCAACTAACCAACTATTCTGGATACTTTCAGCGGCTTCCTTACCATCAAATGTGTTAAGCCCATCAGCGTACCAGTCCTTGCCCATTAATCGAATAAGGGATGATTTCCCTATTCCTTGGGCACCAACTAGTACCGGCATGGTGTCGTATTTACACCCTGGCTCGTAGGCACGTGCTACCGCAGCTACAAAGGCCTTGCGACCTACCGCACGGGTATACACGTTATCCTCTGCGCCCAGGTAATCGATGAAGATTGTATCTAAGCGTTCCACACCGTCCCAGGTGAGACTATCTAAATAATCGGTCACGGGGTTGAATGCATTTTGTTTCGCAATCAGTAGAACGCTATCTAAGACTTTATCCTTACCGGTGATATCGAAGCGGTTTTCTAGGTACCACTGGATACCACTATCATCGGTGTCAGTCCAAATACGTTTACCGTGTTCCGATAACGCCCATGGTAAGGCACCCATCGCCATATACCGACTACCGAACTTATCGTATGCGATACGGCCCTTGATGGCCGGGTCATGTGTTAATAGTTTAAGAATGTTATCACGTGTCTTTTTAAGCCCTTGATTATCGTTATATTTGAGTCCGGCGGACTTCATCCATTCAGTCTCGAGCATAGCGTTGGCGTCAAGGTCAGTTACATCGGTAGTATTAGTATTACTTATCGATTCTTGGAACACGTTCGTAGCTGACTCACGCGCACGTTCTTGCTGGATACTGATGGCCACCTCTGAGTCCTCAAAGGCTAGCTTACTCATCGCAAGGAACGATGGCATCTTATGCGGTGGTGTGCCGTCCTTGGCCGTCTCGTCGAGGTCATGGAACTTATGAAGTCTAACCAGGTCAAAGGCGTTTACCAGTTGTCCACCGCACGGATCCGTATTGTGATGCGAGTATAAGAACTTATCGTCATCGTAGATTACAGCACCGCCGATGGTAGAACCTTCGACGTAGGTTAGGCGGTCGTTAGAACCATCAACGTATGTATATGCGTTAGGTAAGAATGTATCGATTGCCTCACGAATACCGTACTGCCGACAAAAGGCGCCTACGATACCATGCTTGGATAACGGGTCCTGTTGCTTCGTAAGTAGCTGTTTCACTCTAACCGATGTCTCAGAGCCAGGTACCTGTGGCCATGACGCCACGTCCCGCCAATCGGTGTACTCAGCTAGGATACCGTCAGCCGATAAGAACGGCTTATCTGCAAATCTGAATACATATTGTGCATCACTGGAGCATCCTGGCCAGTACATAAGCCTCGAGGCTTCGAACGTAGTCGAGTCCATCATGCCGATACCGATTAAACTGGCCACCTTACGAGCGATAGGCTCGTACTCATCCGGTGTCATGGTACGGTCGGTTGGAATAACAACACGTAACCGTGGCCGGTGTGGCGTGTGTGAACGAGTACTGTACACGGCGTACGCCATACCTAAAGTGTCCACTGTACGCACTACATTATCCGTTTGGCCAGGCTCAATGGCGTCGAGGTCAAGGGTGATAAGGTCACGGCCGGTGACATTAATCGCCTTACGTTGGAGGCCGATTAAACTACCACCGACGAAACCGCCGATGTCCTTCAGTTTAGCCTGTGCAGACTTAGGTAGTTGATGATACTGCTCAACCGTTTCCGTAGTGCGTTGTGGTGTACGAAGTCGTTCGATGAACTCGGACCACATCAGCTCCGTTTGAATCCATTGTTTGGACGTGCGACTTTGGCCTACGCTAATTATTAGTTTTTTATCATTAATCATATGGCCAACGCCCTTTCTAATCCTTCATATAATAATCACTGGTGAATCCAGCGGCGGAGAGGTGTAATCCTTCAGCCCATGGAATCGGAGCTCCAAATAAGGCGTTAACCTTATCAAGGGTTTTCTCCTTATCCTCGGCCGGGATTTCCATAACCGCTTCATCGTGGATGTGCATAGTAATCGGATACCCTGCCATCGTCAATCGTCGGAGCGTAACTGCTAGGCAGTCACGAGCCACGGCTTGGGTAATGTTTTCTACAAGTTTTCCACCGTATGTACTATCATCCACCCAGGCGTTGTTGAATTGCGCCTTGAAATGGACGGCGTCCTTACCAAATTGGTTTTCCTTGATATACGCCCCTGGGTAGAATAACTTCCGCCCGCTTGGTAACTCTATCGTCATGTAGCGATAGCCGTATATCGGATCAATTTCTAATCGAAATATAATACCGTGGTCAAGGCCCATAGGGTTACCTGTGGTTACGGTATACACCGCAGCGTTTTCAACTTGGTACCATAAATCACGAATACGAGGTGATGCTTCACGCCATAATCGGACGATATCCGGAAGTTCCTCTTCTGCTAGCCCCATATCAAGGGCGCCCATAGCCTTTAATGCGTTGACGCCTCCTTGATACCCAAGGGCTAGTTCTGCGACCTTACCCTTTTGCCGTAGGTGTCCGTTTTCACCATGTTTCACTACAGGAACGCCAAACATCGATGATGCCGAGGCGCAGTAGATATCACCATCATGGGCGAATACTTGTTGACGCCACTGCTCACCGCTTAGCCAGGCTATAACCCGTGCTTCAATGGCGGAGAAGTCAGCTACGCATAATGTCTTACCCTCTGGGGCGATAATAGCCGTACGGATTAATTGTGAGAGTGTATCAGCTACATCACCATATAAGAGTTCGAGTCCTACACGATTACGATGTGTCACGAGAGAACGTGCGACGTCAAGCGTTTCGATGTAGTTTCTTGGTAGGTTTTGGACCTGTATCAGTCGTCCGGCCCATCGCCCCGTACGGTTGGCCCCGTAGAACTGTAACACGCCTCTGAGGCGATAATCTGATCCCCAGGACTCTTCCATCTTGACGTACTTTGATACAGAGGACTTGGCCAACTTCTTACGTAAGGTAAGAACACGTTTGGCCACCTGGTTAATGTCACTCTTGAGAGCGCCGTCAACTGTATCCTTAGTAAGGTTTGGGAGATTAGCCCCCGTGTTGGTGTTAATCCAATTGAGGAGTGCTTGCGTAGAATTAGGATTGGCCAAGCGTGTAATTTCCTGGGCTTCCTTTGTGAGGATGTTCGTGTTTTCTTCATCGATACATAGTGCTCCGAGGACGAGGTCACGGTCGATAAGTACACCACGATTATTGATTTCAATATCGATGTACCAATCGTTCCATGTCTCATCAGGTACAGGAAACGATGCGAGCCGTTTGTAACATTCCATCTCTGTCACTACGTCTTGTCTGTTGTACTCGACATAGGTTCGCCACTTTTCCGGTTCGTGATGTGGAAGGTTACGAGTACGTCCGCCATTAGACTTGGTCGGGTTACAAGGAATACTAAAATATCGGATTAAAGCCTTGCCAGCTTTATCCTTTAATTTATCTTGAGGTAACCCTAGAGCCACGCCTAACTTAGCAAGGCCCATAGGATACCCTAAATAGGCTCCGTGTATCATCGTGCAGTGCCATTGACGTAATGGAGTAGTATATCCAGCCTTATTTAGACAGGTGATTTCAAATTGTGCATTGTAGGCATGTTTAATGACGTCCGGATTTTTGAGGTCTGCAAGCACCTCATCCGGTATCACTTCACCCTGTGCTAGATCCACAACTTCAACCTGGCCAAAGTCATACGCGTATGCGAATAGGAGGATTTCGAAATCCTCCGCTTCGACATATTTGTATACCCCTGCGCCGATGTCATTGGATGAGAATGTTTCAATATCAATGTTGAGATGGCGCATAATGGCCGCCTATTACATTGGAAGGCCAGTAACAGGGTTGATAACTGGAACGGCTTCAGCACCACCGAATACATTTGCTGCGCTACCTTGCGGAGCACCGAATACGGATGCAGCGGATGCAGGTTGGCCACCTCCAAGAGGTTCACCATCACGTACCTTTTGTACAGGGCCTAAACCGGCGGAGATACCAGAGGATTGGTTATTGTAGAAATAGAAGTTAACCAATACGTTGGCATACATGCCAGAATATACTTGGCCAGGTTCAGTAAGTGGTTGACCTTGAAGGTCGACTACTTCAGGCTTGAATTTCATGGATTGAGACGCGTTGAACACGTAATGACCTTTACATTCAGGGCCGTATTCTTTACCACCAGGCGTGTAGCCATCGCCATCGTGGATTGGTGTTTTAGGCTGAGCCGGTACTTTGGCGCCATGTTTCACACGAGCATCAGCGATTGCTGCTTCAATAGCTTGTGTAATTGCTTGAACTTGTGCTGTATCGGACTTTGGTACAAGGATCATAGCGCTGTACTTCGCTTCGCTGAAATTGTTAGGGTTAGTATATGGTTCAAGTAAATGAACGAAAGATAAACGTACGTTTTGTAAAAGAACTTCTGTTGGTCTGCATTGGAATGCCATAATTAGTTACCTCCATTGGTATTAAACACTTGCGCCGCACTAGGTTGATTCGTGATACGTGGGCGCTTATCCGTATCAACTACAAGAGTAGGTTTGCCAGGGTTCTTAACGACCTGGTCGCCTACGAGTTCATTAAATTCTTTCTTACCTATAGCCTTTTCGATTTGAGCCAAGGTAAGAACTTTACGTTCATAGAGGATAGATTCATCTACCCCACCATTAATAAGGGTTTGAATGGCAGTATCGCCGTCTTGGAACGCTCTGGAGCCTCTGCCCTCTACGGCTTTCCAGCCAGGCACCTCTGCACCGGCTAAGGATTCAGATAAAGCATATTCCTTGATGTCCTTGTACCAGGATTCAATATCCTTACCGTGTTCTAGGTAGGTACCTAGTTCTTCAAGGCTAATCAGACGAGGGTCTTGGTTCGTGAATACATGCATAGCATCGAAATGCTCGCATCGTGTTCTGCATTGAGCCTTCGCCCTACAGAACCCACACCAGGCGCCAGCCTCAAACGTGTGGCCTTCCATTTCGTAGGCCTCCTTAGCCTTTGGCGCGACTACCTCCTCACCCCATTTACGGAGGTCATCGGAAGACATTTCAAACTCTGAAATGTTGTTAACACGAGGCTGTACGATGGTCATCTTGATAGTGCTGAACTTATACAAGAGACTGTAATCGTGCATCGCGCCAAGGGCGTATAACATCATTTGCGGGTTATGATCCGCATCAACTACAACACCTTTCCCGTGTTTATAGTCAATGATATGGAGCGTATCACCGGCTAGGATGATACAGTCCGCCGTACCGAAGCCTTCAGGTACGTATTGGCTAAAATCAACACGCTTTTCGATAACTACCACAGGAGCGACCTTGTAACTTAACATGATGGACTTGATGTATTCGAGATATACATCTGTTGTTTCATCCATTTCCGGAGCCCATAACTCATTCTTCTTGATTTTGTTATAGGCCCTGGTGTAGGTGCCTTTGGCCATCGCCGTAGTATATTTTTTCAGTTTCAATTCACATAGTTCATGTGCGAGGGTTCCTTCCTTTGCATATTCTGATGTAGTATCAGGGAAGGTCGCCTCTAATCGAGGCGCCCCCGTACAATGTAGCCACCTATGTGAACTTGATGCGCTTAGTAGCGCATGGCTAGCCATTAGATTCGAGCCCCCATGTTGCGAAGGTCAACTACGAGATTAGGGAATTGGTCTTTTGGAAGTTCAGGAAGGCTTGCCACTTTGTACTTTTGCATTAAACCAACGATTTCATTCGTACGGCCTGCATCCATTAATGGTTGCAATGCTACCTGAATTTCTTCCAAGGTGTATTCCTTAACCGGTGCTACAGGTACGGCCGGTGTAGGCGGTGCCTGTTGAGGTTCTGGAGTAGTTGGTACCGACACAGATGTCGATACCACAGGTGCTACTGGAGCAGGTTGAGCGACTGGAGCCACCGGCGGAGCTTGGACTGTGGCGGGCACCACAGGTGCTGTGGGCGGGTCTTCCGTCGTAGGTATATTACTGTAGCTGAGGAACAATTTAAGTTCTTCACAAAGGGATACATAGTTTTTTGCTTCAAAAGTGATTCTGATCATAAGAAACATCCTTTCTAGTTAATATCTAAATAATGCCGTGAACGTGTAGCAGCATGAGAACACAAATACCTAAGATGATGAATATGACTTGGCATGCTCTAGTCACCCAGGTATCAATTTTTGTAAGTCGATTAGTAACAATCTTTTCACGCTTGGCCTGTTCTCTTAAGGAGCTTCTAACATCCCAAGGACTAGGCGGAGCTGTTTTAGGTACTTCCGGTGAAACTAACTGCTCTATTGCAGTATCTTTCACAATCCGTTTTCTTCTATTCTTTCGGGCCATTCGCAATACCCCCTAAGATAATTGTTCTTTGGGTTTTGTAAATCCCGGTTTATCAATAAATTCCATAACCGTATCGGTTACTGCCTTTGCAAACGCGTGCAGGTCTCGGCTATAGTCGTGAGCGATAGCTACTACTGCACTAGCAAGAAGTGCGCCAAGCACCTTCTGGTCAGTTACTGTGGTTCCACATGTACAACGGCAGGAGCTGTAATCTTCGCTCAAATCCATATTGATTGATAGCGTGTGAGTTTTAGGTTTATTCATGGCGACCTCCTAAATGCGACGTTGCGCAGCAACTTCTTGCGTTAACTCATCAACTAATCGTTCTAACTTACTGATACGGCTTTGCGCATCCATGGCTTCAGCAATGTAGTCAGAGCCCTTACCAGTCTTGAAGGCAAGGTTAACTGTGTATTGGTTTTCAGCGCCCAATGTCATACCAGCACCAATCATTACACGTTCATTAGGGCGATAGAATGCTCCCAATGCTACTGCGTTAGCATTGCGGAAATGCCCATAGCTAATCGCAAAAGAGGCTTTATCATTACGATTAAAGTCAAGCGGATGTAAGCCACTTAATGCGGTACTAGACGCCCCCAACTTGTTAATGCGTTGGTTTGTAGTATTGATGCGGTTGTTGATTTCACTGGCCATGTTGTATTGGCGGTTTTCCAAATTCGTGATACGCGTTTCGTGGTTAGCAGATGTATCTTGAAGGGCACTGATATCAGATGTATTAGTACGCACCTTTGCGCCTAACGTGTTTATTTCATCGTAAGCTGCATACAACTGGGAGCCGTTAACAGCATCCAAACTGTCAGCCTCAACACGTCCTGCGGAGACGTTCTGCAACTGTCTGTTATATTGAGCCACCCCGCCTGCACCTGTGCGAGCTTTGGAGCCGAAGGATACGACTGCGCCTGGTTGTTCGCCGGCGAAGATGTGACGAGTGCCGTTAAGGTCTACACCGTCAACCCCTACCGCATCATCGGTCACCGAGTTGGTGCCGATAGCAACGGCGTTTGCACGATCTGCAATTGTATTATTGCCGAAGGCAACGGCATCAGTTGCTAATGATTTGGCATGCGTGCCGAACACCAACGCGCCCTGACCATTTGCCCCTGAGTTTGAACCAAATACTAACTGTTCCTTTTGGGGACCAATTTTGTTGTTGTAGCCTACTACGGCGGACTGGCCACCTGCTACTGTGCCATTATTAGCGCCAACCGCGACGGAGTTTTCGCCGGTTACGTTGTTGGAGCGACCAAAGGCCACGGAGCTTTCGCCTGATACGAACGCACCATTACCGATAGCAACGCTATCGTAACTGGAAACCCGGGCTTGATTGCCGATAGCGATGGTATACTCCACCAGGCTTTCAGCGTGAGCACCAAACGCGAAGGAGTTACGGCCGGATGCTTTTGCATCGTTACCACCGGCGAACCCATTTTCGCCGGAAACGGTATTATTCGTACCAAAGGCGATGCCGTTTGGAGCGGATACTGTATTTTGAGTGCCCGCGATGAATGCGGATGTAGCGTTTGTAGTTGTTGTATTATTCGTACCAATCACTAGGCTTGCGTCACCGTTAGCGGTGCCGTTAGGGCCTAAATTACTACCCTGTGCTTGTGCTTGTGCGAATACATTAACCGCTAACGCGGAGATTGCGAGCGTTACAATTACTTTCTTGTTCATAGTTCAAATACCTCGTATAATATAAGTGTCAAATTATTTTGATGTGGCCGTGTCAGTAGTTCCAGTACTGATGCGGTCGTTTTCTTTTGGGCGTTTAAGAATATCGAAGTCAGAAGGACTACCGATATCAACTTGTGCATGTGCCCAGGTGTCATAGTCGAATCCAAATTTCTTAAGCTCGACTACGGCCTGCTTACCTGAAGCGGAACGATCGATAATGCTATTCAGTGCATTCCGCGCTGACTTCAACTTACGAATCTCAATTTCGTAAGGTTTGGCCACTTCAAGGACTGCACGCCACTTTTGGCCCTTCTCGGAGTTAACATCGAGATTGTCATACCACCATTCGTGGAGCGGTTTGCACATGCGTTGGATGAAATTATCCGCATCAGGTACTAGCTTATTGGCTAGTGTGCCATAGCCCAGTTCTTCCAAACGTTGGGCGCCTTTCCGTGCTTCACGTAAGCCGTTAATGACTTTGTGGAACGCTTCAGCAGCTGCTACACGTCCGTCAGCCTCAAGGCTAATGTAGTGTGATTCGAGCGCTACGCTTTCCGCTTCTGTTTGTTCCAGAAGCCTAGCGTTGTACAGACTTCTAACAAAGGTCCGTACGTTGTTCTTTGTAGGGTTCTGCATAGGAACCTCCTTTCTGCTAAATTGCAAAATATACTACCGTTGGGCTCCGTACCAATTGGCCATCATTGCCCATGTGAGGGTTGCCTCACTTAATACTGGCTAAAGTCAAATAATAACCCGATATCGATACTCAACTTATCGGCCAAGATAACCGCCTTCCGAAAGGACATCGATTTGTTCGTTCCTTTGAGATGGCTGTACAGGGTTGCGTAGTGCATCCCGCACATCTCAGCGACGTCTTGGATGGACAAGCCCTTATCAGCTATCACCTTACGGAACACTGCCGGCTTCATGCGGTAACCAAATCGATTGCCCCAGGTCTTTTGTTGAATCGAACACTGGTCGAATAAGAAGTCGATTCGTTGGCCAAGGCCTTTCGCTACTAACCTGGCCGTGCATATCCTCACAGGTAAGTGCTTAGATAGTTTGACCAGGGTCATCGGATTTACTCCGATGACTTCCGCGAAACTGCATAACCCATATGGCGTGTTACCGTAGATCAGTTTCTTAAGGTCGAAACTGGACTTTAACCGCATCATCGGGATGATTGGTTTTCGCCTCATCGTTGTCTCCTTTTGAGCCGTCTGATTGTTTGACCTTGCTCGGCCACAATCCAAAGCGCCAAACCTAATGCACATTGGACGAAATACTGAGTAAAGCCTATGCGGTCAATCTCGAGGCTACCAACGGAGCCCATGAGGATTAATCCGGCTACTAATTTAAGAAATGCATGCATGGTTAAATGCCTCCTTGATGTATTCTTCACTTCTCCCTGTTCGTGCCAGGTATGTTTCAAATCCGAACCGGTCAATGACGAAGGTTCGTTTCTTGCCTTTGCCATAACAATAGGCGAAGGCCTTATAATGGTTGTTAGCGATGCCCTCTCTAACCGCTGTAAGGGTTAGGCCTAAAACGCTAGCCATTTGTTTCACTGTAATGGTTGGGTTCATAATACCTTTAACATGATTACAAAGTAGATAATCATAACGGTTAACGTTATAAAGGACAACAATCCAAGGATTCGGTTGAACCAGAGGTCAATCTTAGCGGTTCGATGAATCTGTTGGACATATAAGTTTTCGATGATGATACGATCATCTTTTTCATTGTTCATAGTTACCTCCTATACAGGGTCAATGCCCCAGAAGTCATCTTCTTCAGTTGCATCAACTTGTAAGTGTTCAAGAATTTTGGCGATTGTTCGTACCGATACCGGTCTGCCATTACACGCCGAAAGGATTGTGCAGGGTGAAAGCCCGGTCATAGTGGCTAGCTCTGACCGAGATACACCGAGCTCCTTCATCCGACGAGCGAGTGAATCTTGATACAGGTACGTTATGCAGGATTTGCGTTTGTTCATAGTGCTTGCCTCCTATACAACGCTAATATTCCGTAACGGTTTAACCGTAATTCGCTATAAAAAAATAATGTCATCATATGCCACATTGAACACCTCTTGAATCTTCTTGATGTGTGGCACATCCGGAAATGAACGCTTACGCTCCCAGTTCCCCCAGGTGTCAACTGATACGCCAACATGCATTGCTGCTGTTACCTGAGACCAATTTCTTGATGCCCTCAACATCTTCAACGTGTACTTCATAGGCTACCTCCTTTCTGATGTTTAGTTCCTGTTTACAGTTATCATTGTAGTACGGATAAACCGTAATGTCCATAAATTAATCATAAAATATTGTAAAATTTCCGTAAAATATTGATTTTTTTACGGAGTTATCGTAATATATAGGTATATTAATGATATTAATTTGAGAGGATTTCAACATGAGTGATTTAGGTAATAAGGCTATTATGGCTGAAAATATCCAACGCTTAATGGATAGTCGAGGCATAGATCGTAATAAAATCTGTGCTGACTTGGGCTTTAAATACACGACTTTTACCGACTGGGTTAAAGGTAACACATATCCTAGAATTGATAAAATAGAGATGATGGCGAATTATTTTGGGGTGCCTAAATCTGAATTAGTAGAAAAGTATGTTGACGGTGGATATTATTCTGATGCGGAAGCAGCCGAATTTGCGGAGTACCTACGTACACGTCCAGGTGCGCGCATGCTCTTTTCCGCCGCAAAAGATATTACTAAAGAGGAGATGGAAGAAACAGTCAAATACATAGAGTTCTTAAAATCTAAACATAAGTAATACACACAAGGGGGAGTGGTAGTATTGGTTATTAACCTTATCTATTGTGACTTACCTAACGCGAAAGCAGTTTCTGAAGAATCAGAAGATGTAGACACTCATAATATCTACATTAATAAAAATCTTCCCCATGAACGCATGAGGGAGGAAATAAAGCATGAGTTAAGTCATATTATTCATGATGACTTTTATGTGGATCATCACGTTAATTTAGTCGAGCGTATGGTTAGAATGTCCCAGATTGATGATGGTGACCTTGACGGAATCGACTTTTATCATCACATTATTTAACTTCGGGAGGTTATTATAATGACTGTCAAACGTATTTTGATTGTATTAATTAGTGCAATAGTTATCTGTGGCATAGCCCTATTCGCCTTATGGCCTAAACCGTCCATCGAGTTTAGAAATGAGTCCGTGCTTGGCCATACCGTAACGAACGTGGTCCTTGAGGACTGGACCCTCACATCCGCCCAGGGCGGAGAGAACTCCACGCTTACCTTCCCTAACGGGAAGTCTGTACAAGCGCACTGGCAGCTCGTACAGACCATACCGCCTGCACACCGATTCGATATATTCCCTGAATCGTTCTTCTACCACACCATATATGTGGCACCGGTTCAGCCAGGCCTCGTTGATTATATCAATACTAATAAGCCTACAGTAACGTACTACCTCAACGGAGAGGCTAAACAGATTCAATTTAAATAAGAAGTAAGCCCCTATCCGATACCGCTCAGATAGGGGCTTAGTTATAGGAGGATATATTATGGCCATGAAGCGTGCCAACGGAACAGGATCCGTTTATAAAATGAAACATAAAAACCTTCGTAAGCCTTACCGTGCTGTTATCACAGTTGGGTGGACTGCTGAAGGGAAACCAATTAAGCGTTCACTTGGCACTTTTACTAAGCAAGCCGATGCGTACCAGGCGCTCGCACAGTTTGCAAGTAACCCGGATGCATTTGCTGAACGTAAAATGACTACCTTTGGCCAAGTATTCGATTGGACGATTGACGAGTCAAAGCGTCAAGGGTTATCTAAAGGGCGTATCCAACATATTGAAATTGTGCGGGACCACTTTGCGCATCTCTTAGCACAAGATGTTACTACCTTACGGGTTCCCCATGTTCAATCATTCTTTGATGACCCGACCAGGAAGCAATCCTATCTTCAATCAGTCAAAGCTATCTTGGTTCGTGTGATGAATGTCGGGATAAAGCATGAAGTGTTAACAAAGAATTATATGCGCGATATTATAATCTCAAAAAATGCCCCTAGTACACGCATAGCGAAAGTTTTTACTCCGAGCCATATAATTACACTATGGGAGCATAAAAACGAGCGTACGGCTCAAATATTGCTACTTTATATTTACACCGGACTCAGAATTTCCGAGCTATACGGTATTAAAATTGAGGATGTGCATCTAAAAGAACGATACATGATTGGTGGATCTAAAACGGACGCAGGTAAACGTAGAATCATACCAATAGCGGAATGTATTTATCCAATTATATCTGCCTTCTACAGTGAAGCTCAATTCAAACGCTCCAATAGGTTATTTAAATCTCCTAGTAAGACCATATATCGTACTCATTTTACTAAAATATGCCAAGAACTCAACTTGGGCGAACATGTACCACACGATACGAGACACACGTTTATCACCATGTGCAGTAATGCAGAAATTCCGGAAATTATTGTTAAGCATATTGTTGGCCACTCCACTGCCAGCAATATCACACAAGACATTTACACGCATAAGACTACGAATCAATATGTAGAGGCGGTGAATAAATTACCGACCTACGATGACCTAATTAAGGGTGAGCCACGGTTGAGCTACCGTAACGAAATGTAACGATTTTTGATAATTTTAAGAAAACGAAAACCCAGTAAACAGCGTGTTTACTGGGTTTTTATGGTTATTCTAATATCCTCTTTTAATAGTTTCTATAGCCTTAAAATACTGATTAATACTTGATTTATAGTATTATAGGGTGAGCCACAGTTGAGCTACCGTTCTAAATTCTAACAATTTTTAAACGTTTATCGTTTCAATTATATAGTATATTTACAAGACATTCAAATGCTTTCATCTACAATTAAAAGTAAAATAGGGCCTACCAACCTAGATATTTTCTAAGTTAGTAGGCCCTTTTAATCTTTTGTCATTCTTTCGATAATCTTATGAAATCAATCCATGAGTCCACCTGCTCATGCTCAGGAGATATATGGATCACCTCTCAGTCATCGACGAATTGCACCTGCTAATCCGAATACACCGCTTACCACAGCCCATGTATCACGTTGCCTTTTAAGGCGCTGTTCTGTTCGTTTGTTGCGTTTGATTTGCTCTGTCAATTCTTCTAATGAGGTCGAGGCTTCGTTCAATTTCGCTTCTTGCGTTGTCAAGAGATTGGAGGCTTTCGTTAATTCTTTCCCCTGTTTCTCGTTGATTGCTTTGAGCGCGTTCAATTCCTTCGTCCGTTCTTCGTTGATAATCTTCAATTCTGTTAATGCTGTTCCCTGCGTCGCGGTTAAGTCGTTGGCTTGTTGCAATGCTTTCTCGGAGTTGTTGATTGAGCTTTCGGCTTGCATCAAGCGCCCTTTGAGTTCGTTCCAACTGCTCACGGGTACGCTGATAGTCGGCTCTTGTGTCGAGGTACCCCCTGACGAGGCTGCATGTGAAACAGATGAGAATAATGCTAAGCACACCAAGAATAACGCGCCTAAGAGTAAACGCAGATATAATTTTGTTCTTGAAAGTTTCATACATAGTTGCTCCTTTCTAAATCGTACTACCCCACTGAGCGCCCCACCATCGAGCGGTGCCACGTAACCAGTCGCCACCGCTCCATCGTTCGTCGCCTTCATGAGCCACTAAGAGGTCCCATCGGTCAACGTTGGAGTCTGGGCCGTAAGTATTATTTGGATAACCCGTCGGATCTAAATAATAGAGGTCAAGGCCGTCCTTATTATCGGCCGCCTCGGCGTGTGTCATTTGATGTTGTATATCAAGTGGTACACCCGCGTTAATAGTGAGCACTGCCATAATCTGTGTCATAGTGGTTAACTGTTCTTTTGTTGGCGGTTCGCTACCTAAATTATTTTCACTAATTGCATCCCAACATGCTTCAATAGCTATGCCTACGGCATTACTGTTGCGCATGTAAGTGTGTTCCTTATAATCTGTTAAGGCCTCCATATCGGTCCACATCGTACCATCTCGGTCAATGTTAATATGGTAATCCTTGAAGTGCTTACCACCTTTAACCCCGGTCCAATGCAGGTAGGCCTTTTCAATTTGGCCATATGCATCTAGCGCTAAGGACTGTAACTCGTCCATTGTAAGTTGTCTAAACATTAATTATTTCCCCCTCTCATCATGGTTAACATCATCTGCTAATTGCTGTATGCTAGGTCGGTTCAAAGGTACTGTATTCTGTTCCTCTAGCTTATCTGGTATACCATTATGGTCTTTGTCAATAAACATGCCACACAGCCCTACAATTGACATAAGCACTGATGGAACGAATATATGGTCAATGATAAGAATACCCTTATCGATAAGCTGATTGGCCTCAGGCGCTACATAGCCATTAATCGTCGATAATACATACTGGGCAACGACTAATATCATCGGTACTAGCATGACGAGGACTAGCGCCCTCGTTGCTAATACACCAGTTGGCCGTATGCCAGCTATTCGGATGGACTGATATGACCGCTTGATGCGGTTAATGATAGTTAACTTATCCATTACCCCTCCATGCTCTGATAATCTCAAGTACACTTTGGAATACCTTTCCAAAGTCGACGAGGTCATCTTCAACCATTTCACGTAAGTTCTCAATAATGGACCAACATTCGGAGAAGAACGGAATCAGCATGAATAGGAATGAGAAAATATGGTCCAGGAAAAGTTCCGTATTTGGAATCGGGATATCCGGTAGCGATTCAAACACTACCGATAAGACCATCCACGCTGGATACTGGACGCATAACTTCGTTAGTAAATCGGATCGTAAGCGTTCACTCATCAGGTACCTACGTTTTAGCCCTGTAGTAGCGTCAACATATCCACCCTTTCCCCATCCATACCATGCGAGCGTTGTAAGTAATGATATAGGCGTATTGTTCCTGTGATTATCCTTGTTATACCTTAGCACCTCCGTCGTAATGCGTTGCGCTGCGTCAATGAATAGTAGTACTGTGGTTAATATGATGATAACGCCCATACTGACAATATGCTCATGTGACACACCGCTAATCAGCATTACTAAAATGTCGTTCAATATATCCATTCACTCCCCCTAAGTGTGATAGTTAATAAGGGAGAACCTACCTGAGACTTTTAGATCGAACGAATCCGTCAGTGTCCGCCAAGCCTCGCCCATGAAATCAGTTAATTCTTGCATGTGTTCCCCCTGTGGTTCGATTGATTATAACTGGTCCAATATGGCAACTGGGTACCCTCCGTTAACGTACCGATGTTGAGCCTTGTCATATTCTAAGCTGCTAAGGCTAAAGGTCTGCAACTGGGTACCCTCCGTTAACGTACCGATGTTGAGCTTATTATCAAATTCACCACCATGATTGATAGTAAACGATACATTTTCTGGCGTATCTACATAGATAGGTGTTTCTTTAGACGGTAGAATTGTAGAATTTTTTGAGCCCATGTAGCTAACGCCACACAATAAGGTTACTTTTCGATTGGCTTTAATGGTAATTCCCTTAATTGGCTTAGATAACCATGCATAAGGAATAAAGTCAAACGCGATATTTGTACCAGTCGCCACGCTATTCGTTACATTAATCTTAAGCACATCACCATACAACTTATACACACTGCCATTTACTTCGATAGTATCATCAGCAGGCGCACCAGTTTGAACGCCAGCAATCTTATAATCGCCTACTTTTACGCCTGTAAAATTATGATAAGTGAGTTTAATATCATCTTCGCCTAGAGGCGGAATTGTAACAGCGCAAGTCCCAGTACTGTCTAGCGTGAAAGGTGCATCGTTACCTACTACCTTAACACTATAATGGGGTTCACCTGTTACTGCTACAACCTGTTGCCCTTGGATTACGCTCGGAATAGTCAACGGCTTAAATTCAGTACGAGGAAACGGCTTGCCAATGTTTCCAATCATGGCTGTGAGCACATCGTCAATATTTGTACTTTCGCACCATACATTACCTTGCAGCAACAACTGATGAGCGTTGTCAGCCGTGGCACTTGCGCCGTCTCGCCCGTCCTCACCCTTATCGCCTTTAGGACCTTTCAAGGCCTCTAATTGCTCTGGTGTGAAATCCTCATATCGGAATGGGTCGCCTTTCGGTCCAGGTTCACCTTGAGGACCTTGTAAACCTTTCAGACTATCAAGCCATTCTTGTTCAGTGCCTCTGAACCCATGAGCCACCGCAATAGCATAGGCGCTTTTACCTAAACCCTCAATAAGTGGTAATGTGCTGTCCTTATCGAGTTTTAAAATTAATTCATTTGTTTCCATAATCGTGTTCCCCCTTATTTATGCATTGAAATATCTGGAACGATGGTGACTGTCCCCTGTCCGAGCTTTATCCACTTATGATCATTGTAGATAAACGCATCGTACAGGTAATCACCACCCTTTAATTGGGCTTTAGCGGAATCCTTTCCGCTGATGAAGAACCCTACTTGTTTAGACTGTACCACAGGTGTTAACTCTAATTTCATATCATCATAGGGCCGTTTACGAATTTTGCAGACGGCCTCGTATTGACTTAGGTCCATATCGGAGCCAGGCGGTACGACGTATGTCATACCGAAGTCCTGCCCTGCGTATAAGGTGATGTCTTGTTCAATCATATAGGCCTCCTTAGATTTCAGCTAGGTCAACGGATTCAGAGAAGTGCTTATGTTGGTCTAATTCGGATACGATATATTGGAGTGTTCCTGAAAACTTTGTTGGCCTAAAAAAGTTAGGTGGCAAACTTGCAGACGGATAGGCATACACTACATTTCCGTCAAATCCCACAAACTGCCCTGGTACTGCGTTAACTACTGTTAACCCTAATTTAGTGACCTCATAGGTATGAGACTCCTTGAACTTATCCGAGGTAGTATCCGCCTCTCTGTATTGTTTAAAGCATGTATCCTTGGCGCGGATATAATAATTTGCGCTGTTAAACACAGACTTGCCTTTTCCATCAAATACTTCCATGCCGTACGTTTCAGATTTTGAAATCTTGTTTGAGTACACATAGATTTCAAGGCCTCTTAGGATACTACCGATATCCGTCGTATACGGAACGTAAATCCGACATACGAACAGGGGTTTCTTTAAACCGGTAGCCGTATCAACGGCCATGCGTTCGCCAGTTGATACCATTTCTATCGGCGAAGCAGAAGCCACAGAGTAAATATAATACTCATCGGAGTCCCTATGCGTGATTGGAATTGTAATGAGGGCCGTAGATGAGGTGGTTCCCTTTGCCCTAACGCTATAAGATTGAGACTGCGAAATTCGGTATTTCCAATCAGTTGTAGCCCCCACGTTAATATAAGGGATGTCACCAGTACCGCTAAACGTTAACCGATGCTTAAGAAATGCACAGGTTTGATTATCATCGAGCAGTACGTTTTTCTTGTTATTGATTACTTTTAAAATATTCATTCGCATACTCCTATCATTAGCTTCACTTGACATGGTCTGCCGATATAGGCCTTATTGCCAGGCGCGAAAGTAACTGTATCACCGTTAATATAGCTGACATAGTCACCTTCATAGTCATTCGAGCCACAGGTACCATAATATTCACGAAGTGCGAATAGCTTTTGGCCTTTGTATATGTCAGTCTTGACCGAGAACTCAGGCTCAATAGTTGTGAGTTCTTTAGTCCAAATAATCTTGGTAAGCCCTGTAGATAAGTCCGCTACAGTCTCACCGTGTTCATCAAATACTTGTATTCCAGCTGGCACAGTATCACCTTTCTTTCTAAATAACGAAGTCAGCTTTTCTTTTAACCACTTAATTAGTCGTCCCATAGTCCTAACCTCACTCTCAGTACATTGTTATCATCAAACACTTGAATTAAGTTATCCGATATCTCAACTCTTGCGCCACTCGTCTTAGTTCGAAGAGTGCCAATCGTTGCCGTAATAGCGTCTAAGCTATCCACCTTTAACTTATCGGCGGTAACACTATCCGCTTGTAACTTATCACTACTAATGGATAAGGCTTGAATCTTATCCGCACTCACGGAGTTAGCTTGGATCATGCCCTCCGTGATGATGTTATTATCGAACAGTGCTTGGCCAGTTACGTGTAATAGCTTGCCATCAATTCGAGTGCCTTCCGGGGATAAGTTAATCCGACTAACAATATCCTTACCATTCATATTCCCGATGGCTTGTGTCACCTTAAGGTCAATACCATTGGATAGCGTAGTAATTTGACCGGATAGGTTCTGATTAAGGTCAGATACCCTTTGGGTAATACCCTTATCAAGTTGAACCAATTTAGATTCGAACCCATTAACAGAGGTTTTCATCGTTCCAACTTCAGAGCTCATCGCTTTAATCGATTCGTCCATAGCTTTTAGCCCTAATGCTTCCGCATCAAGTAGGCTCTTGTCAACTCTGTCCTTAATAGTGACTGACTTCTCAGCGACTAAGCTACTACCAAACACATCGACATATTCACACCGCACACGATATACCCCGGCTTTATTGGAGTAGGTGAGCATGCTCGATGTAGTCTCTAAATCGTCCGTACGATCATCGCCAATAACATGGCAACGGATTACATATGCCTGTGGTGGCTTCGCCCCAAAGTACAGGCTGAACCCTCCGAGTTGGTCCTTGACCTCGAACGTAGGCGCCTCTAACTGTGGCAAGTTATACGAATATGTTGCTGGCGTTGAGTACTTACCTAGCGTACTTCGTGCATACAAGTACACTGTGCCGCTTCGTTTCGTAAGTGGTAGATTAGCTGAGGTACCTTTTACCTTTGCAAGTAATGCGTTGGTATCCTTGCCTGGGTCATTATCCGTGCGTAGTTCGTAGTAGTCCACGTCAGCGTTCAATACATCGTTCCATGATGCGGTGGCGTGGTCCTTGAATGATACAGTAAAGTTCTTAGGCATGTCCGGTACTTCGTCCATCGCCTTGACTACGACGTCAACTACCTGGGCTGTATCGGAACGATTACCAAACCTATCCACGGCCACGGCCTTAACCTCGTACTCTTCACCAGGGCCTAATGCCTTGATAATAACCTGGCTATTACTGTTACCCGCGTACTGCCAATCTTGACCAGCGATAACTTGGCCGTTCTTAGATTTGAGTTTGTACCACACCTCAGCACTATCAAAGTTGCCAGGATTAGCCGGTGGTTCGAACATCACTTGAAGGTCATAGTACACGCTCTTATCAGCGGTTAGGTTATACCGACTAATGACGTGTAGGTTCTGCACATCACCAGGCGCTTGCATCTTAGGAATCACGATTTCTTTAGTGACCCCTGTGGTGAGTTGCCCTAAATCGTTAATCGCTTGCACCTTAACCTCGTAAGTAGCGCCTAATAGTACATCGGATATCTCCGTGCTATTAGGTGATGCGGGGAAGTTCCCCACGTATTTCCAGGTATCGCTTTTAGCGTTCCTATAGTTAACCACTACGTTGGTTATCTTGCCATTACGAGGCAGTTGCCAACGGACGGCGATTCGTGAGTACATAATGCCATTCGCACCGTATACATCACTTACGAGGCCTATATCCTCGATGTCGCTACCAACCTCAGACTTATAGTCGATAACAGGAACAGAGCCATCATCGCTCGTATATACTTCTGGATAGTATTCCATACACTGTATCTTACGGGTAAGGTCTGTACCGCCTTCCGTAATAGCTAGTACCCTAAAGGGTTTAGCTGCTTTGGTTAATTCACCAAATGCGTACACGCCACCTGGTTCAACTGCAATTGATTCCTTAACCGTTACGTTACGGCCAATCACGCTTAGTACTGTGAACGTAGTCACCGCATCGGTAGCGTTGTTACGTATTAGTAATTGGTACTGCTTACCAGGTAATGTCGATACTTCCTTATCAAGGGTAATAGTATTACCTGTAACAGCTACTACTCGGCCACCTTCGCCCCATTCAGGTACGTCATGTTGGATAAGAATAATATCCCCTATGGTACACGCTATGGCGTCGGTGAAAGCTTCGATAGATACAGTACGCACCTCGTACTTATTGCATCGTAGATAGTGCTTACCATGTTTGAACGCCTGGTCTAGGCTAGTACACCCCATGAGCTCTATTTGAGCAGGGTTGGTAAGTGTGTCCGATTCATCGTAGGTGTCACCATACACGGGGATAACATCGCGTTCGTAGTCCTTATCCTTATTAAGGAAGGAGATTTCCACGGAGTTAGCACGGCTTTGGATGCCCTGGAACTCTTCGGAAAAGCTACCTTGCTTAATGTTGGCCACCGTGAATAGCTGCACTGGTGTCGACTTATAATCACTAACACAGGTGAATCTAGTTCCCTGTGGAATAACTTTACCTCGCCCTACGTTTTCCGGATATTTGAGCGCATCCCATAACCGGCTAGCGCTATCGTAGATATAGTTAAAGGTGAATCCGTTCTTATCGCAGTTATTGGCCCAGGCCTTAAATGCATCGTAGTCCATACGCCCATGAGGTTGGCCAAACACTACATACTCATCGCCAAACTTACGAGCCATGTGAAGTAGATCATACGCCGCCCATGCCGGGTTATCCGCACGTTGGACTTCGTACTTTTGTTGATAAGGGTTGAACACATACACGGCGGAGCGCTCTTGTATCCAGGATACTTCAGGGTCAGAGCCGTTAAGTTGAGATGTGGCCAACGCTTTAATACCAATAAGAGCCTTACCAGGATGCACGAAGTCATCGTATATAATCTGTGTCAATTGGTTCCAGTACACTTTATTGTTGTATCGAATAGAGCTACCGTCCTTACTGGAGCAACGAACACGGACTTCATACTGCGCCTTATCGAGGTTATCAAATCGGTACACACGATAGAACGCGGTGTTAGTAGCCTCTGTAACCTTGCCCTTATAGTCACCCTCCGCGATTTCCGCATCAGACTTTTGACGAGTAAAGGACCATCCGTCTCCGGATTTCTTAACGAAGGCTTGCATACCCTTTTGATTAGATAGTGGTAACTTATGCCACTCCTCGTCCTCCCCAACTTTCCGGATTTCCGCATCAAGAGTAACCGATGTAGCGTCCATTCCGCCTGTATCGTTGGAGTAATACAAGCCATTAGGGAAGCTGATAGTTAACTCGATAGCATTGCACGCGTCGCCTTGTACACGTTGCGTACTCCACCCGGTTTTTAACTCGTAGTTGAGTACTTGGTCCGCGTAGTTATCGTTGAAATTCGGGATAACCGTTTGGTCGTTGGTGCCTAATCGGATATCCACTTGCACATCCTGGTAGTTACTGATTGGGTTAGCGTTGATACGGATATCCTCGATTTTGGATAACTCGCCTTCACCGGCACAATATAAGAGGTTGAGGTACTGCTTTTCTCCATCACTGATAATGTGACGAGATAAGAGGAGCCCTGCGCTCTTCATACGGCCATATGTCACGGCTAGAGGGTACCCTTGACCGGTTACAGTTTTAGCCCCTCCCCATCCATAGGTATTAGCCTGTGCTGAGTCCGTATGAGACCGGTCAGCTTTTGGCTGGGTTAACTTATTGACGAGCATATTGCCAATCATACCAATGGCCATGGAGAGTACTGTACGCCATATTAGGCTTTGAATACCGAAGATGGCACCGCTTGCGATACCCCCGGTTGCGATACTAAGGCCGATGGTTAAAATGATTCCAAAGAACTTGCCATCGATTTGAGGCATGGCCACGATATAATCGCCATCGTTAACAATAGTATCAAGCGTAGCCTCTTGGCCATTAATGGAGTATACCCAGTCGCCATCTTGTTTAGCATAAAAGCTTAATGGCATATTTGCCTTATAGGGGCGGTATTGTGTTTCATGCTGATCCGGTTTAAACGGATTTCTTACTAGCACTACATTAATCATCGGCTACTCCTTTCTATCGTATATATGTTTAAGCCTAGGAACGTATTTAGATATATGTTCGATACATACACCGCTTGGCTTAGTGGCATGAATGAATCGACCATCACCTAAATACACGCCAACGTGGTCGAGTTCTTTACCCTTAAGAGAAAAGACCAGGACACTGCCCTCAATAGGTTCCTTGACCTCTTGCCACTCATCCATAGGAATATCTGTATAGTTTGGAAGTGTAACACCATTACGGCGATACACCTCGGCCACTACATCCCAACATTTGAGCTCCTCGAATGGAGTACCTAGCATATCAGACATATCACTTGTTAGATGCATACAGACCTCCCTGTGGAATCGTTGGCTCGCCGCCGAATCGAACGCTATTACCTAGTGTCCGACATCGTGACAAAGTCTTATTACACTCGGTCTCGGTGCCCTTGTATCCGCACTGAACACCTTTGAACTTGAATGGGCAAAAGTCCTTCATGATGCGGACCAATGGAAACCGACGGGTGAAACTAAAGTCCGTACCAAGTGTGAACTCCATCCATTCTGCATTAGCGACGGAGCCGGTAATCACGAAGTGTTCTTCTACTTCGCACACATTCGGTACATTTGTATTTATTACACGGACAATAACATTCGCACCTGTGAACCCTTGATTATCCTCCGCCAGGCGTTGGATTGTCCGTGTCACGTTGGACACGGACAATTTAACATTTGGAAGGTCAGTCGAGTTATGGTTGACGTCCGCTAATTTGAATGGGAACGCGATATACTTATTCCCTTGAAAGGTAATATCCTCGGTGTTATATACAAGCCGTACGATATCGCCTTTATATTCAATATCAAGGAGCATGAGCCATACACCTGTGGCGTCTATTTTGTTCTTCTCCAAGATAGAAGCTGTTGAAAGTGTTAACATGTTATGCCTCCTGTAATTTCACGGTACCAACCCATATGCCGTAGTCATTCGCTGCGAAGTCTAACTGGTCACTGAACCGTACCTTGATAGTTTCCTTCGTTTCAGGGTTCGTCCAGTCAAACACGGTCGAACAGTTGACTTCATCGAAGAACGCCCTGAGCCGTAAGTACTCGGAGGTGGGCACCTTATAATTTACGTTGTATGACCGTAAGGCCTTAGTAGTCTTACGACGACTGATAATCGTCATGTTCTCCACTTGGCCTTTATAGGTCATATCCGGTGTAGTTTCTTGAATTGGATATATTGGATATCTAATATTTGGAAATGTTGCCATGATTAACCTGCGGCTGCTTTAATCGCATCCCGCGCACCTCCTTTGTTATTCGTTACGGCTTTAACCATTACATCGATGATGTAATTTTCTCCATCGAATCTCGAGCTTTGTTGCTCAGATTCAAGGGCTTGGCCAGATTGGTTGATGATGTTAACAGTAACGTTATTCCCCTGATTACCACCTAGCATCTTACGAGTTTGGCTTGCGTTATAGATACGATGTGAAGCGTTGAACTGAAGGAGCTCTGGTCCGTTTTCACCGACCAATGTCATACCTGTAGGTGCTACCCCGCCGGACGCGAACTTAGAGAAGCCTCGACTACTGAACGCTGAACTAAAGGACCTACCTGTAGAGAATGTACGAGCACCTCCGCCAATATTCCCTATGCCTCCAGCCAATCCGCCGAATAAGCCTTGTAGTTTAGGTTGTAGGTATTGTTGAAATGATAGGTTCACCATCATCTTAATAATGCTGTTCGTCATATCCTTGAATATGCTAATGAGCCCTTTACTGAAGGACTTCGTGCCTGTGGCCATAGCCTCGAGGTTACTTGTCCACGTCGAATTGATATTACTCATGGTACTGTCAAAGGTCGACTTCGCAAGGTCCGCATAGTTCACTGTTTCCTCTTGATATTGGCGCGCGGCTTCCTTCAATCGAGATTTCAAGTTACGCCCTGCCATCTCCCATAGCTTTTGTTGGGCCTCAACTAGGTTCTTCTCAATCTGTAGACGTTGTGTAGCCGTCATCTGTGCGTTGGCTAGCTCGTCCTTGGAATAGTCGATGTAGGCTTGCAGTTGTTCCGCCAAGATGGCATCGGACTGGTCCTGTGTAAGGTGGCCAAGCTTTACCAGGTTGGACTGATGATCTAATGCTTCAGTCGTTTGTGTGTAGGCAAGTTCTCTGATTTTCTGCTCTGTATCGGCTACAAGTTTCAATCGTTCCGACTCTGCCTTCTTCTCAGCGAGTTTCTTGTCCCCTACAGCCTTGGTGTACTCACGAACGTTATCCTCAATCTGAGCCTTTTGTGCATCAGACTCTGCCTTGATAAGTTGGAGTCTGTCACCTGTACGTTCAAGGTCAAGTTTCGTAATATCCTCATTCATCTTACGAACGCGGATAGTTTGATTACGCTCCGCCTCCGCCAATTTCTTTTGGTATACTTCCTCATTCTTGGCCCTTACTTCTGCTACCAGGTTGGAGTTGGCCAACGCTTGCGCATTAGCGTTCTTAAGGGCATCGTTAGAAGCCGATACGCTTGCAGATGTGCCTACCAATTTAGCCGTATCGACATACCCTGTAACCGCCCCGAAATCACCTTCAACAGACTGCTTAGCAACTACCCCTGTACTAGAATTAGCACCAGTGTATCCGCCGTTACCGTCAGAGATTACGATGTGATTATCACCAAGGACTACGACGCCATCACCTGCTTGAGGCGTATATCCATCACCCGCCGGATGCCATGCACCCGCGGCGGCTGCCGCATCCATAATGGAAGGAACATATCTTGGTACGTCCTTTCCGAAGGTTTCCTTAACGGAATCAGCGAACAACTTGCCACAGTCTGTAGCCCAAGTACCATCGGCGCCTAGTGAGTAAGCCTTGCCAAGTTGAGCATTAGCTGCAGCTAATACGCCGGAAGCTTCACCGCTACCACCGCCTACGCTATTAAGCCCTGCTGCGGAACGAATAATATCTCGAATGTTCTTATTGTTCGATTCGTATTGATTCTTAGCGTTGAGTTTATCAATTTCGTACTGACTGCCGTCAATCTCCAACGATTGGAGTGTTAGGCTTCGAATCATATCGTTAAGACGTTCCACGGAGCTAGCTAATTTTTCAGCCGCTTGTTCTGCTTTCTTAGCTGCAGCTTCTTGAGCCTTCGCCGCTTTGCCAGCTTCCTCATTAGCCTTATTAATAGCTTCGTTATTCGATAGACCATTCTTAGCGTTCTCGATTTCCTGGTCTAACTTGGCCTGTTCTTCTTCAGCTTTCTTCTTCGCCGCATCAGCCTCTTCTTTAGCCTTCATCGCAGCGTCAATTTGAGCGCCTTCCTCCTTAGTGGCTAGGCGGTCATTCTTAATAAGTCCGAAGAAGGAACTATCCTCAACCCAGTACCGTCCGTCGTGGTTCGCCATGTAGGCTTCACTTGTACCCTTATCGGAGTTCATATTCCGATGGGCCTTCATACCATTGACTTCAACACCGAGGTCAGTACCTTTGGTACGCTCTTTGTATCGGTAGTCAAGCAATGCTTTACCCGCCAACGCAATAGCCAAGGCTACCCAAGGACCTGCAGCCGCTAATGTAGCAAGTCTCATGAATTTTAATGCAGTCGTTACGGACTGAATTACAGTAACCGCAATACCAGCCTCAAAGCTAAATTTCACTACCCCCGAGATAGCTTCCTTTTGTTCGGTGGCCATACTACTATAGGACTTTGTTAAGTCGATAGCCCATTGCGTGTAGTCCATAATCACTGGCAACAACTCTTGGCCAATCATGATGGCCAAACGTTTGCCGGTCTGTTCCATGTCCTTTAATTGGCGATTAAACTGCGCCGATTTCTTAGCCGCTTCATCGTCAATAATAAGGCCCATAGCACGTGCCCGGTCCTCGACTTGCTTCATCGCATCTGCAGACATATTCAACATGCCATGGAGTTGGTACCCGGTTTTACCGAACAATTCCATTTCGACGCGAGTCTTTTCCGCGCCATCCTTCATGCCTCTTAGGCGTTCTTGGATAATCTGGAATACTTCAAGAGTGTTCTTCCCTTGAATCTGATCAATACTAATCCCTAACCGACTGAACATATCGGTCGCAAGTTTCCCCTCTGCGGAGGCTGTTTGCATTTTATCTTGAGCGGTGGATACTGCCTTCGCAAACTTGGCAAACGCCGTAGTGCTTACGTCAGTCGCTACGCCCATATAGTTGGCCACGGAGATAAAGGTGCTAGCTTGCTCCGCGGTGGCACCGGTCAAGGACTGCATTTTTTTAACAGATAAATTCCAGTCGAGTGCCTCCTTGGCAAGCTTTGAACCTAGACCGGTAATACCGGCACCGGCTCCAATGGTCAACATTTCAGTTTTTAATTTCGCGAGCTCTGCAACTGTACCCTTAGAGGCGGCTGCGATTTTTTCCAAACCGGCTTGCGTATTCTTATCGGTCAGTTGCACTACGATATCTACTACATTATTCGACATCCTTATTCATCGCCTCCATTTCTAAGCCCTCTAATATCCACATAAGGTTGAACAACATCGGACCCAGATTGATATTGTTCATTTCCGCTATATTGCGAATAGCCGGATAATCGAATCCAGCTAGCCCTCCTGTGTGATATATACGTTGACTGCGTGATAGGGTATACAGTTTCATAGCTAATTTCGTACCAAATAATAGGTGTGGAGGATTGTATTCACACTCTAAGCAGTCGAAGGACTGCCGGGTGGCGGATTGTAACTCCCTACACCCTTGGCAATACTTCGGACGGTCAGAGGACATCCACCCCCACACCTCTTTTAGTTTTTTTCCGTTGCGTCTTGTACCTGGAAGGTAGCAGTAATAACTTTACCTGCAAAGTCCATAGCTTCCTTATCAGATACAGTATTAAGGTCCTCATCGCTGAGGCCATATACATCCATCAAGATGAACCGCATAATGTCACGGCTACGAATGATACCTGCCAGTTGATCATCTTCTTCGACTGGACAATATACGAAGTCCAATCCTGCTTTAATCAACATTTCACGTTCAGACCATGTGAGGGCTCTTGCTTTTATTTCCTTACCTTGAATCTTCATACTTACCTCCTATTAATACGATGCTTGCGTATTAGTTAATTCAAATAGAACGGCAGACGCCTCAGCATCATCGCCGTAGTATGCCTTGAACGGCATTTCGATGTTAACACCTTTAGGACCATCGATACCTGGGGAGTTACGTTCGTAAATCAATTCAGGTAATTTGATAACCAAGGAGTTATCACCTTTGGTGAGTGTCAATTCAAGACTAGATTCTGTACCATTTACAGCTTTATTTAAAAGGTCCATATTTTGGAAGAACGCTTTCAATGTACCAGATACACCGACAATACCTGTATCAATATAGGTACGGAACCCTTTATTACCGATAGCGTAGGAATCACCATCCAAACCGAAATCAATGTTAAGGCTTAGGGACAATACGTTAGCAACTGTCACGCCGCCTTCTTTGATTGTGGCTTCAAGGTTTTCAAACGGAGTAAATGTAATTTGAGTAGGTGCTGTATCAAATGGCACTGCCGCCATTGTTTCCTTACACCCCATTACGTCGATAGTGGCTGTTAACTCGGAGTCACCGCCAAAGTTAAGCGCCATCTTATTCATTCGAACGCCACTAAATTGTTGGTATGTGCTGATATCCTTATAGCCTTGCTCGAATGTAGCTGATGGCATATCCGGACCGATTTTGAACACATGCTTATGCGCGGAGCCTGCACCGGCTGTGGAAGTTGGAGCACCGAACGCTAATTTCAACCAATAGCCGAAACCGATTACATCAACCGGTGGTGTAATACTGCCGGATGCATCGATGTTACCACGGCTAGGCGCAGCTGGATTTCGCGTACCGCGAATTACATTAGAATCATTTAGATTTTGACTTGCTTTTAGAGAGGAACTAATGATTGGCATAACCACGCCACCGGTGGACGGTGTAACGCCAAAGTCAGTCTCAAAAGCCATTGTTAATTTGGATTGTGCGCCTTGCGCACGTTTAGCTACTGCCATGTTATCCTCCTATTAATATTCAACTTGACCGCCGATTACGTGCGGTATTTCTATTGTGAATGTGGCCTTTCCTGGATACACAGGGCGCCACGATACATTATCCGTTTCATAGTCAATGTTAATGACTGGATAATTAGGGTTGACGGCCATAATACATTCAATGAGTAGCTGACCAAGTTCATCGGTTTCAAAGGCCCCTGTATAGGTAATCACACGGCCATTACGCTCTGCTTCCTTCCGATGTACGCCCCATACGAGTTGGAGTGTATACGAATAGGAATCCGCAAGCCCTTCGGACTTACTATCCATAAGGACTATAACGCATGGGCAATCCTCTTCGAGTGGAGCCCCTGCATCGTCATACCCTACGAATATGGATAGGTCTTTACCGTACTTTGCTTGACAAAACTCATTGATATGATCATTGTCCTTAATAGCCTCAACCCAACGGTTCGCAATCACTGCGAGTGGAATTGTTTGCATAACTACCTCACTTTGTATACTCGATTACTTGTACCCCATGAGGTGTTACCGAGTGCGTACTCACCGATTTTCTTTTCAAGGAACGGTACGAGTTTTGGCTGAAGCGCGGTTCTCATTGGCCCGAAGGTTTCGCGAGGTTTAATGGTGAAGGTCGTTTTCCCCTTGGCCAATTGGAACCCATGCGCGAATAATTTCTTACGCATGTTTTCAGTAATTTCCTTGGTGTAGCCCTTCTCTATCTGTTCCCCTAATTTCTTAGCGGAGTTAGATAGCCAACCAACTTTGACCGATTCAGACTTAGCGTCGTACTGGTACCCTACGGCTCGGTACATCTTACCAAGAGGCGTATACCCAACTGTGCCGGCTTTTACACCACTCGCGATAAGTTCATCACGAGACTTATGTGTCCAGCCTTCGCGGTCAGCCTTACCGCCTTTTCGATAAGCCCTACGAACCTTGGCGCCGAATGCTGCTTCGAGTTGTGCCCTCATAGCCGGTGGCATGAAACTGGCGTATTTCTTACCGCCTGGCGCTCCAGATTTGATGCCTTCCTTGATAGCCTTAGACATCATGAAGCCCATGGACTTCATCGCCTTACGCATCCAATCTGGTTTCGTTTTAGCGATAAATTCAAGATACGGTGTAGCCCCATCATTAATAGTGATAGGCTCATTACTCATGGTCTCACCGTCCTTACGTTGGCCACGATTTCTAGGCAGTGCATCTTATCATCGCTATCGGAAATATGATCTACGTACCACTTCTTGCCGTGGATGTAGATTTCATCCTTCGCCTTAGGGAGTGGTATGTCTTTGGTTCGTATCCAAATCTTAGCCTTATCAGCTAATCCGGTTACGAAGCCTGAGCCCTTGCCATCGTACTCACCGATTTCCACGCTCGCCTTGATGGTCTTACCTTCATATGTGATTTTCTCACCAAATGCCCCCAGGAGGACGTTTTCATCGTATGTATACATATTTGTACCTCATAGGTTTAACGGGGGCGTAGGGCCCCCGTCATCCTCATAATATGGCTATTACTATGCGCCGGCTTTAACAGCTTGCACTAGCATAACTGTAACAGTATCTTGTGTAGCAGTTTTTGGAGCTACTGCGATACCCATTGGTTTACCGCCAGTTTTAACAGCTTTATCTGTCAAGAAGTTAACTGTATCGCCAACGTCAAAAGTAGCTGCTTTGTCAGCATTTACTTTGAATACACCAGTTACTTTAATAGCGCCGACTTCACCTTGTTTCATATCTGTGATAGCCACACCATGTAGCGCACCGGCCTCAACAATGTTACCGGCTTTGACTTCTGCAGTTGCAGTAATGTCAATGCGGTCAGTTTCTTGTACGAATTGTGTCATCATATATCGTTACCCCCTAATTATTTACCAGCATTTTTGTAAAGGCCACGGAAATCAAGTGCACGTACGCCTACGTCCAATGCAACTTTATATTCGATACCATCTACGTCGAAGCCTTGACGAGTTTCTAAGCGTGGAGCTTCTACACCGTTCAAGAATGTAGTTTCAATAGTATCGTGTTGAGTTGCATCCGCTACTAAGTACCATGCATCTGGGTCAGTGATTTCTGCATCAGCGATAACAGTGAATCGACCTTTGTATGGGTTAAACACCCCGGAGTTAATTCCTGCCACATCTGCAGTGGAGTTCATAAGTTGATATGCTACCATTTCAAGTTCAGGTGGAACGATTAAGTATTTAGGTGTGATGTTAAGTGTAGCAGTGCCTTGGATACCCTTTTGACGGCGCATAGCAGTTACTGCTTTAGCAATAGCTTTAACGGATAATGCTTCACCTGTGGATGCAACGTTACCATGTTTGCTGTTAAACAATGCAACGCCATCGTCCATCACTACGTCACCTGTCAATTGTGCGTATACCATTTTGTTCACCAAGCGTTTAGCCGCGGATCCGAAACGAGTTGCGATAGCGGAGAACATACCAAGGTCATCGTTGATGATTGCTTGACGAGTTAAGCTGAATAATTTGCCGTAAGTAGCGACTTTAGTTCGTGCGGAAGCTTCCTTGAATGTCATAGCTTTGAATTGGCTACCTTCTGGGACTAATTCCAAGTCGCCTGCTTCAGATAACGCTACGCGTGTGGCTTCCTTGAAGTCGCGGTTAGAGCCTTTACCCGCCCATAATTGGTAAGTAGTTTCTGCTTCGTTAAAGCCGTTCATTACGGATTTATTTGCCAAGTTGGACATGATAGCAGGGAATGTGGATGTGGAGTTAATAGCTTCACGAGCCAATTCCAAGTTATCCCCAAAGTTAGCACGAAGGCCTTCACGTTGTAATGCTTCACGTGCTAATTCAACTAAGGAATGTGCGCGTAATTCATTAGCACCTGGTGCCGGTTCAGCTACTTGAATACCCGCCGCCATTAATACTGCATCTTGTGCAGCTGCACGGAATTTATCGGATTCAGATTCGCCCATTTTAACGGACACGCCTGCATTACGTGCACGCAATTGGTCCATAACCATTGCACGTGCTTCGTCAACGGATTTGCCCAATACGATTGCTTCGTCTGCACCTTCAACATCGAAGTCGCGGAACATAGCAGTAATTTCAGAAGTACGTTTACGTTCTTCTTCCATAGCTTTCGCCAATTCATCTTTTGTGATACCGCCTTCAACTGGAGCGGATTTCACTTCTGGAGTTTCAGTCAATTTTTCTTTTTCATCCATACCTTTGTTTTCCTCCTGTGTGTCAATACTTGTATGAATTTGAATATCATCTGCACTGCGACCTACGCCGACCGTAGGGTCTGCAGGTACGGATACAATGCTGATTTCTAAAGGTTCCCAATCGGTGATGACGTACGCCGGGCCTGTGAAACGGCCATTCGTGGATGTAGTACTATCATCTTCTAACACTTCATAGCGTTTAATAGAGTATCCAACGCTAACGCCTTGAAGCGTTCCGGATTGGACTTTCTTAAATATGGCGTCAGATTGTTCATCTTCGTCAAAGCGTACTAGCGCTTTACCTCGATTATCTTCAATCCACACCTGTTCGATGTGCCCCACGACCGCATCACGATCATGGTTAAATAGCACGGTGCCTAAGCCATCATTAAATCTATCGAGATTGATACATTCTTCATCGTGGCAAAGGATTTCATCGCCGAACCAACGGCCATATGGCGTCTCGGAGGAGAAGGAAAGCTCCACCGTCCGATTGTCGGAGTCGACTTGGTCAATCGTAGATTCACGGCAATAGTTGCCATAAATGCTACGTTTTTCGTTTTCGTCCATTGTTAGCCATCAGCTCCTTCCTGTGATTGTTGGACATTATCGTCACTATCTGGGTCCATCAATGGTTGCAACTCACTGGAATAATCAAGTAACACCCCGAGCTCCTTGGCTCTATCCTGTTCGAGTTTCCGTTGTTCAAGAACTTCCTCCCAATCACGCCCAGATGCTGCGCACACATCCTCTAGGGTTGTAAGACCGGATTTGATGGCTTCCTTATTAGCCGACACTTCCTTAACTGGGTCTATCCATGACCAACCTGGTGCAAGCCAAGATACTTCTTGGTACTTGTCTTTATTCGCCAAGTAGTCAGATGGTAGTTCACCGGCTAGGTACAATGCGTCAATAAAGGCTTTCCAAATCGGCATGCAAAAGTGTGCGATAACAAATTCTTGCCATTGTCGGAAGGTCTTTTGGTCCTCTAACAGATTTTGCCTTGCTGCTGAGAAGTTACCTGATATATTACGAGCCACGATATCCGCGCTCATTCCTAGACCGGAGGATATTCTCCGTGTCTGAGTTGCCGAGTATTCACTAGCAGTCCCTGCGTTACGTTTAGGGTCTGCAAACTCAATAGATTCACCAGGGCTGAGGTGTCTAACCATACCTGGAGCTAGTGTCATATTAGGACGTCCTTTACTGTCCCTAGGTAACATCGCCGTTTGACGTGCTGAGTTTTGAGATGTAATAAATGCGCTATAACACGCCGATACACGCGCAGCAATTAAGTCTGCGTCCATGTATTCGTCGATATCGTGGATACGGCGAAGGACTAACGCCAGGTGACTCATCCCTCGAAGTTGAGAGGTACGAGTAGGCTTGAATAATAAAAACGCCTGGTTAGTAGTTAGCCGTAATGCGTCGAAACTGCGTAACCCCATTGGATCGCTTTGATATACGTGATACGCAACTGGTCTCCCATATTCGTTAACCTCCACGCCGTTGATGATGTTATTCTTACCATGTTGTAAGCTAACCGCTCCGATATTCTCCGCCTCAATCAATTGAATCGATAGCGGAAGGTATTCGCCTTGTGCAGTTTTATTGACTAAAATTTCGCCATCATACAGCATCCGTCGTAGTGCGATAGACTGCAATTCGTAAAAATTAGACAGTCCCCTGACATCCGCGTTTTCAGCTTCAGTCCATTTGGCCCAAGCCTTTTCTATCTTGTTGTTAAGGTTCGTATTTAACTTACCTTTACCGCTCCTTACCTTTGCCTGTGGCTTAATTCCAACGCCAATTACATTACGGATCAGCGCCGTAACTACAGACTCTGCTAAGTCGCTATTCATTTCAGCTGCACGAGCTCGACCTCGAATAAGATCACGTGCCCCGGTGGCCAACTGTTCGGCTGTGCCATAAGCAGGTTGCCAGTCGCTACTCAATCGGTCCATTGACGCCGCATCATATTGGCGGATAGCCTCTCGTGCTGCGATACGATTAAGCGCCCTCTCAGGGCTAACCCAACCGATTACCTTATCTAAGATATTCATCGTCCACCCCATGTCACGTATGCATCACTCTGGAAGCCGTTTGCTTCCTCATGAACACGTTGCATCAGCGTTTGTTCGCGTGCATATAACACAGGAAGGTCAATCGCTTTGAACCGCTTACCGCCAATCTGTAACTCAGAATATCCTTTTGTTTCGATATCCTCGATGACTTCACGGATACGGTCCAATTGTTCATTTACATCGCTCATGGTTCACCTCCTTATCTAAACCAATGGTTCGTATTTCCCATTCCTACACCGTAGTCGATATCCTCGAGTACGGAATTGGACTCTTCATACTCTTCGGGCTCCGTTAAATACTTCACCCCTGCAATGTCTGCTACCGCAGCATTGTATGTACATGTATCTAGCAAGTGATTCGTAGGATGCCCGGTGAGTGGTTTCCACTGCACCGTAACTTCACCCGTTTTCACATTGCGGATTTCTTGTTTTTCTTCCGACCGGAGATGGTCGGTATATTCCTGTGGACAATCCTTGAACAGATGGATTGTGCCTACTTCATCAGTTGGCCGTACCATCCGAGCAAAGATAAGGTCCTTCCAGTAGTCCGTATTAAGGACGTACAGTTTAAGTCCTCCGATAACGCCCTTCTCAACGCTTGACATTGAGTACGGCGCCGTCAGTGTCTTATGATTTGACGAGCCTTTTAACGGAATACATATTTCAGGGAACCTTGCACAGAATTGGTACACCTCATCAGTTCTGAAGCCCGAGTCAATGCCCGCCTTCATCACCTGTCTAGGCTCACCGTATTCGGTTGGATATTCCCTGTTGACTATGATCTCCTCTAAGTCATCCCATGTGCTGGCTTGGCCATAGTCGATAAGATAGGACTTCACGCCTGGCGCATAGGCCCTAACCTCCCACCAGAAGTGGTCAAGCTGTACGTCAACGCTTGCGATAAGTAGCGTTGCCTTATCCGGTACTACACCACGGTCATAGGTTGATTCCGTAAAATGTAGCGTTTGTGTGCTTTTCGTCTTAGCGCTTCGCCAAGGTTCTGCCAGCCAAGAGTTGATAAAGTTCATAAGCTGGTCCGGAAAGTCTTTTGACGTAAAGAACTCGTACGCAACTTTCCCGAACGCTATCCAAGGCGAATACAAGGACGATAAGTGGTAGCCAACCGAACGCACTCGACAATCGGGTTCGTTTTCGGTTCGCCATTCTCCGTTACGAAGCATATCCATTTTGTGCTTATCATGTATCGCTTTCTTGCAGTGCGCGCATTCATAATAGGCGGTGTCCCTGATGCGGTCCTTATTGCCTTTAGCCTCATCGGGCCATTTAATCTGTTTGAACACGAGCTTTTGATACTCACCACAGTGTGGGCACGGTACGTAGTACTCTTTCTGTGCATGAGCTTGCTTGAAAGCGGTCCAGATATTGCCATTTTCAACTGTTGGAGTTGATACCATCACGTGTTTGGCATCAACGAACGTCTTAGTACGTTCCGTTGCCAGCTTAATTGGATTGGCTTCCTTGCCGGAGAATACCGGATACTTATCGACTTCATCGAAGAACACATACTTGATAGCCCTTGACGCTAGACTCGATGGAGAGTTAGCACCGGACAATACCATGTAGTTTCCTGTGTTGAAGTTGAGTTCTAACTTCGAACTTGCATTTTCGTTGTACATGTTGGCCAGAGGTTCTGTGTTCGTGATCATTGGCTGAACACGTTTTTCACTATTGAACTTTGCCAGCATATCTGTTGGATATACCATCATGACAGGCGCCTTAGATTGATGCAGTGCGAACCCTATCATGTTGAGTTCAGCTTCTGTCTTACCAATCTGTGCGCCAAAGCACAGTACAATCGATTCAATTAGATTGTTATTGAACATATCCATAGGCTCTCTTAAATATGGAGTGCGGTGCGTGTGCCATGGCCCGGGTTCTGCACTAGTGCTTGGGAGTACTCTGAACTTATCGGCCCATGTGGAAACGGTGTACCGCTCCGGAGGCTTGAAAGCTGCGAGTTCTTGCGCCGTCCACGTAAACGAGGTACTAGAATCGTGCGATGAATTGTAATGACATTGTTTATTCGGATTCTTTGAATTTTTAGAATTAACGTTTTTTCGTTTTCGTGTAGACGCCGTCACGCGCGTAGCTTTCGAGGTACTCGTTGACACACTCATTCACCGTCCTCTCTACAATCACCCTTGTTTCTGCATCTGGAAATTCTTTGCTAACCGCTTTGGGTAACAGCCCAAGGGATGATTTCAATTCATTAACGCGTCCAGTCCATTCCCGAGTTACGTCCTCGACCGCAATATATTGGCCTTCAAGAACTTCGTTCATTCGCTTTTCGCGTTTCGCCTTGGCTTCCTTATAGTCCGCCTCGGCTTCAAGCTTTCTTTGAGCAGCGGATTTTGTTCCGTCCTTATCCTTTGACATGCCAAGCCATACAAGAACTTCACGAACGTTCCACCACCCCGTTGCCACCTTCGGCATCCCTGCACGATTGTGGCGTGATATCATTTCCGGACCGAGGTCCAGAATTTGGCATAGCACTTTTGTGGTGACAATGATCTCGCCGTTGTCATCGAACTTGACTTTGGGTCTTTCCGTGGCCATTTTGGACCTCCTTCCGTAAGTGTCTATTGGTCTGTCTCTTATACACATCTC